AAAAGAACTAGAAAAAGGCTTGACAAATCAAATACTTACTAAATAGTAGGACTTTGTAAATAAAGTAGGGCTAATTAGTACACTCTAAAGCCCTATTCCTTCGTAATACCCAGACTCTATAGGGCTATTCTGCTCTCTATAAGCTCTAAAGAGTAGAAAGTACTTGACAAAAGCTAAAAAGTATGCTATAATAAATGCACTATATAGGTAAACAGATAACTCTTAAGAGATAACTGTGATTATAATTATAATTATCCTTCAAGTTAGCTCTTAAGTAACCCTTTAAGTAATATCCTTTATGTAGACTTCACTACATAGAAACTATATAGCCCGATCAGTTTGTTTTGTCCCCTAAAGAAAGGCCCCTTAAATGGATAAGCCAAAGCCTAAACGAGGAAGACCTCGTAAAGAGGTGCTTGAAGCTAAGAAACACAGAAACGCTGTAGGCCGTCCTCCGGGCGAGGCAGCAAGAATCAAAGAATTTTATGCTCGTCTCTTGTCTACCAGTGGCGAGAAGGTTATTGAGACTGTCCTCCGTAAGGCTATGGACGATGGTGATAAGGATCAGGTGGCCTGTCTTAAGATGTGTATCGATAGGCTCTTGCCCTTAAGCCACTTTGAAAAGCAGGGACAGGGCAGATCCAACGCTATTCAGGTACAGATTGTAACGACTGGTACACCCCAGATAGCTGCTAGGGAAACTGAGCAGATTGATTATGAAGTTATAGACGTGGAGGACTCGGATGGCAAACCTTAGAGTCGAACTCCACCCAAAGCAGACTGAAGTATTTAATGACGAACATCGGTTTAAAGTAGTAGCTGCTGGCAGGCGGTTTGGTAAGTCAAGGCTTGCTGCTTGGACCCTCATCATTGAGGCTTTGAAATCTAAAGAGAAGGATGTCTTCTATGTTGCCCCAACTTTTCAGCAAGCTAAAGACATTATGTGGACGGTTCTTAAAGAGCTTGGACACGAAGTTATCAAAACTGTACACGAGAATACGGCGGTAATAACTTTAGTAAACGACAGGAAGATCTACCTAAAAGGATCTGACCGTCCAGATACAATGCGAGGTGTTGGTTTAGCGTATGTCGTAGTTGACGAGTACGCTGACATGAAGCCTCAAGTATTCGAGCAGATTCTTAGGCCAGCACTGTCAGATGTAAAGGGTGGAGCACTGTTCATTGGAACCCCAAAGGGCAGGAATCACTTTTACGAGTTGTACCAGATGGCCCAAAAGGATGAAGATGAAGATTGGGTATCGTTTCACTTTACTTCTTTTGATAACCCTCTTCTCGATCCTAAAGAGATTGAGGCCGCAAAGAAGTCAATGTCTTCCTTCAGTTTTAGACAGGAATACCTTGCTAGTTTCGAGGCAGCGTCCTCAGAGTTATTTAAAGACGAATGGATACATTATGTTGATAGCGATGATACTCCTAGCGACGGTCAGTATTACATCGCTGTTGATCTGGCTGGCTTTGAAGATGTAAGCAAGCAGGCTAGCAATAAGAAGAAGCATCTAGATGAAACCGCTATAGCTGTAGTCAAGGTTACTCTGGATGGATGGTTTGTAGATACTATAGTGTATGGACGATGGGATATCAAAGAAACCGCAAACAAGATATTAGAAACAGCAAGAAGTTACGATGTGCGGCTAGTAGGTATCGAGCGGGGAATGGCACGGAACGCCGTACTCCCGTACCTACAAGACTTGATGAAGAAGAAGTCGTTTTTCATCTCAGTGACAGAACTGACACACGGCAACAAGAAGAAGACGGACCGAATAGTATGGGCTTTACAGGGCCGCTTCGAGCATGGAAGGATTAAGCTAGTTAGGGGCGAGTGGAATAAGCAGTTTGTAGACCAACTACTAAACTTCCCTAACAGCGCAGTACACGATGACTTGATTGATGCCTTAGCTTACATAGATCAAATCGGCATCACTGAGTTTACTGACATGATCGAAGATGACGAGTACGAACCTTTAGACACAGTATCGGGATACTAACATGGCTATAGCTAAACTGTTCCAAGGACTTATTAATGACGCTGCTGTTAGATCAGCAGATGTTCCTATTCCTTCTGCGGCGGTAATGGAGGAGTTTACTATTAATCCAGCCAAGACCCAGCGAGCTAACACACTTCCTACTTATCAAAAAGCTTTTGATATCCTAGGCGTCCAAGAAGGCGATGATGTATTAGATTACGGAGCTGGCATGGGATTAGGAGCAGAAGCAGCTAAGCTTCGTGGCGCTAATGTTAGCACCTTTGAGCCGTTCCCTGAAAAAGATTTTGTTCCTGATTTTACTTCTCCTCAAGACGTACCAGCAGAATCAGCAACTAAAGTATTAAACATGAACGTGTTAAATGTTCTGCCTCCACAGGAACGTGACCAAGCAGTGCTTACGATTGGTAAAGCACTAAAGCCCGGGGGTTCTGCTATTATTAATGTTAGACCTACCACAGACGTTAACTCAGCTAAGAATAAGACAAAGTCTGAGGACGGCTGGATTATTGGCACAGGCAGCGAAAGAACTTTCCAAAAGGGTTTTACACAAAAAGAACTACAAGAATATATTACCGACACTCTTGGAGAAGGTTTTATCATAGAAAGCGTTAAAGGTTTAACAGGTCCGTCAGTTAAAGTAACCAAATTAGAACCCGTACAGTATGCTGATTTATCAAACTCCAACCCATTTCCTAGCACAATCGAGGGTATGCAATGAGCGATTTTCAAGAAGATCCAATCTCTGAATCAGACAAAGAGTTAGTAGCTTTTATTATTGATCATTGTGATCGGTGGAAAGAGCACCGTGATACAAACTATCAGGCTAAGTGGGACGAGTACGAGCGCCTATATTACGGAGTATGGTCTGATGAGGACAAGACTCGTGACTCAGAGCGCAGCAGACTCGTATCTCCAGCTATCCGTCAGGCCGTAGAGAATAAGACCTCAGAGATTATTGAGGCTACCACAGGTCGTGGTGAGTTCTTTGAGCTTGAGGACGATGCCGCTGACCAAGAAGAGATGGACGTGGAGATGGTAAAGACTCAGCTCCATGACGACATGAAGAAAGATAAGGTAGACAAGACTTGGGCAGAAGTTAACCGCAACGCTGAAATCTTTGGGCTTGGAGTAGCAGAGGTACAGATCAAGTCTACGATGGAACTACAACCAGCTATGCAGCCTATGCCTGATGGTCGTTCTTCTGCCATTGGTGTAATGGAAGTAGAGAGAATATCTGTACCTGTAAAGTCTGTACATCCTCGTAACTTTATCTGGGACCCTAACTCTGAGACTGTAGACGATAGCCTTGGGGTAGCGGTTGAGGAATACACCAGCCTCTTTAAAGTAGTTAAAGGTATCGAAGATGGGATCTATCGAAAAGTTAATATTGGTCCTGAGTTTAGTGACGCTGATCTCATCCCAAATCAACTGGACTCACTTTACCAAGAAGATAAGGTACGAGTCCTTCGCTACTACGGGTTAGTTCCTCGTGAGTATCTGGAACAGTTAGAGAACGAAGGTGGTGAAGTAGAAGACCTTTTCCCAGAAGACAGTGATGCAGACAAGTACGCAGATATGGTAGAGGCTATAGTTGTTATTGCTAACGGGCAATACTTACTTAAGGCTGAAGCTAACCCGTACATGATGAAAGACCGCCCTCTTGTGACTTATGTGCCTGAAAAGGTATCGGGTAGGTTAGTAGGTATGGGAACCGTGCAAAAGGGCTACAATATGCAGAAAGCTATTGATGCCCAGCTCCGTAGTCATCTGGACTCTTTAGCACTGACTACGGCCCCTATGATGGCAGCAGACGCTACAAGACTACCCCGTGGTGTATCTTATAAGGTACAACCCGGAAAGACACTGCTAACCAATGGTAATCCTAACGAGATCCTCTTCCCGTTTAAGTTTGGATCTACTGATGCAGGTAACATCTCTACTGCTAAAGAGTTTGAGATTATGCTACTGCAGGCTACAGGCACGTTAGATAGTCAGGCTATGACTCGCTCAGTAGCTGCGGGAGATGCTGGTGGAGCTTCTATGTCCTTAGCTATGTCTTCTATTATTAAGAAGAACAAGCAAGCACTTATGAACTTCCAAGATGATTTCTTGATTCCTCTGATTAAGAAGGTAGCCTACCGTTATATGCAGTTTGACCCAGAGCGTTACCCGTCTAAGGACTTCAGGTTCACCCCTGCATCCACCCTTGGCATGGTAGCTAGGGAGTATGAGCAGCAACAGTTCATTGGTCTCTTGCAGACCCTCGGCCCTGACAGTCCTGTACTGCCGCTAGTCCTAAAAGGTATCATTAAAGGCTCTAGTCTGTCCAATAAGGAAGAGCTTGCCGCAGCCCTAGACCAGATGAACCAACCTAACCCTGAAGCTCAAGCTATGCAGCAGGCTCAGATGCAGGCTCAGATTCAACTGGTTCAGGCTCAGATCAACGAGCTTAACTCTAGAGCAGCAGAGTCCCAAGCTGATGCACAGCAGTCTATAGCTAAGGCTCAGAAGACTATGGTTGAGGCTCAGCTAATGCCAGAGGAACTACGGGCTAAGGTTATTCAGTCAGTGTCTACTAACTTAGATGGCTCCAGCCAAGGAGAGTTCGAGCGCCGTGCTAAGGTAGCTGAACTTATCCTCAAGGAACGAGAGATTCAAACTAAGGAAAACATCGTAGAAGCACAAATGAATAGAAAAGTACAATAAGTACTTGACAAATTTAAAAAAGTGTGGTATAATAGATACACTGTTGTAGAAATACAACACAGTCCTATTTAGGAGAAACTGTGGATAAAGACATTCAAGAATACTATGAGGCTAGGTTTGACATGATGGCCTCAAAAGGATGGAAAGATCTGATGGAAGACACCCAGAAAATGCTGGATGCCTACAATAAGATCGAAAGATTGACGGGTGTGGAGGACTTGCACTACGCCAAAGGACAGTTAGATATCCTAAACTGGGTAATAAACCTTAAGCAAACTTCGGAAGAAGCCTATAGGGAGTTAACAGATGAAACGGATATTTGAGTTCAGGTGTGCTAAAGACCACCTCACTGAAAAATTGGTCGATGATGAGGTACGCTCTATAGAGTGTCCACATTGTCGCAATGAAGCTTCTCGTATTATCTCGTCACCCCGTATCAGTCTGGAGGGCATCACAGGTGCGTTTCCTTCAGCGTGCGATGCGTGGGCTAGAAAGCACGAAGAAGCAACTAGAGTCGCTTACAAGAAACAGCAAGCCTGATTCCAAGTGACATTTTAAAGTTCCTAGAATCCGTTGTGGACAGGAGGATAATGTGGCCGCATCTTTTACCGAAACGCAAGAAGAGTTATTTGAAGCAAGTGATATTACTCAGCAAGAGACTCAGCAAGTAGCTGAAGAACCTCAAGTTGAAGCCGTACAGGAAGCAGTTCCTGAAGAGGAAAATCTTCCCACCAAGTACAAGGGCAAGAGTCTTGATGAAATAATCAGGATGCACCAAGAGGCTGAGAAGCTAATTGGTAGACAGGCTCAGGAAGTTGGTGAAGTACGCAAGCTTGCAGACGAACTTATCAAGCGACAACTCGACACTAAGAAAGAAGTTGAGGTCACAAAAGAAGACGAGATCGACATCTTTGAAGATCCAAAACAGTATGTTCGTAAGGCAGTAGAGGACCATCCTGCAATCAAAGAAGCCAAGGAACAAACGGCTGAGATTAAAAGGATGCAAACATTAAATAGGCTTAAGACAGAATTCCCTGACTTTGAGTCTACTGTAGGAGACCCAGCATTTGCTGAATGGGTGAAAGCCTCTCCAGTTCGTATGCGTTTATACGCAGCGGCTGACGCAAATCTGGACTATGATTCTGCAGCAGAACTTCTTGGTAATTGGAATTATGTTAAACCTAAAGCCGTAGCCCCTGCTTCTGCTCCTGCGCCAGAGATTAAAGCGGCACAGAAAGCAGCAGTCAAGTCAGCTACTGTTGATGTTGGTTCTAATACTGGCGCAACATCTGCAAAGGTCTATCGAAGGGCGGATCTAATCCGTTTACAACTGGAAGACCCAGATCGTTATTACCAGCTACAAGATGAAATTATGGCTGCATACGCTCAGGGTCGAGTTAAATAAACTTAATCATTTAGGAGATTTAAAATGGCTCTTGGTACCGATCA